GATTTAGTAATTGTGAAGGACAAGGCTGCTGTAGCACAATCAATAAAAGGATTATTACTTACAAGAAGAGGAGAAAGACCATTCCAACCAAACTTGGGAAGTGGTCTACAAGACCTATTGTTTGAACCATTAGACTATGGTTCTGGTGCATTGATTAAAAAGGAAATTCAAGAAACCATAAACGCATTTGAACCTAGAGTACAAATTACAAAACTTGCATGTTATCCTGATCTTGCCAACAATGGATATGATGTAGAACTTGAATATTTTATTTTAGGTAGAGAAGACAAAGCAGTGGCATTAGATATATTTCTAGAGCGTACACGATAATGCCTTATACTCAGGTTGCCAACTTAGATTTTGAGAATATCAAAATACAACTCAAAGAATATTTGAGGAGTCAGAATGATTTTACTGATTATGACTTTGAAGGGTCTGCACTAGCAACTCTGATAGATACTCTTGCTTATAATACCTACTATACAGCGTTCAATACCAACATGGTAGTCAATGAACTATTCATTGATTCAGCAACGTTGAGAGATAACGTAGTAGCAATAGCAAAGCAATTAGGGTACAGACCAAAGAGTGCTACGTCTCCTACAGCATATATTTCATTTACTGTTACCTATACCAACGCAACAACTGATAAAGAATTAAATTTAAGAAAAGGAACAGGTTTTATTTCTAACTTTGACAATGCAATTTACAATTACGTTGTTACAAGTGATGTAAAAGCATCGGTAATTAATGGTGTTGCAACATTTAGTAATGTACCAATTAGAGAAGGTACAGTATTGAATAGTGAATTTGTTGTTAATACTGTTTCCAAAAGTCAAAGATTTATATTAGATAACGAAAATATTGATACTAACACAATTACAGTTAATGTATATCCTGGTGGAGGTACATTTAACGAACCATATTTACTTGCTGACAACATTTTAGGTGTTGATGGTAACTCAAAAGTATTCTTTTTAGATGAAATTGAAGATGAGAGATATGAAATATTAATGGGTGATGGTGTTCTAGGTAAAAAGTTAGATATTAATACACGTATTGATGTATCATATTTGACAACATCAGGTCCTGCAAGTAATGGTGTCAAAGCATTTGTATTTTCTGGTGTAATTGAGAATGAAAATGGTGTATCTCCTAGTTCATTTACAACATCTATTCTATCAACTACCCCTGCATCGGGCGGTGAGGGCATAGAAAGCACTGCTAAGATAAAATACACTGCTCCTAAAGCATATGGCACACAAGACCGTGCAGTGACTGCTAACGACTATGAAGCAATTGTAAGAAAAGTATATCCAGCAACAAGCGATATCATTATATTTGGTGGGGAAGATCAAGATCCACCACAATATGGTAAAGTATTCATTTCTTTAAAACCAACTGATGCGAGTTATCTTACATCATTAACAAAATCACAGATTATTTCTGATCTTAAGAAGTATGTAATTGCATCTGTAGAACCACAGATAGTAGATCCTTCTATTCTATTTGTTGAGATGACTAGTAAAATCTATTATAACGGAGGTGTGACAGATCAGACTGCTGCTAATATCAGAGATAAAGTTATTGGTGGAGTACAGTCTTATCTTGATACAAGTGATACTGAGAAGTTTAATGGTAAGTTTAGGTATAGTAAGATGGTAGGTGTGATAGACGATGCTGATGTTAGTATCAATTCCAATCTCACCAGTGTCATGATGAGAAAGGACTTCTATCCACAGTTAAATTCTACATTTTATTACGAAGTATGTTTCCAAAATGCCTTTGATGAGGACTGTGATGATCCTGTATTGTCATCTACTGGTTTTAGGGTAACTGAGTATCCTAATTTTGACGTTTATGTAGAAGATAGAGATAAGAAAATCGTCCTATATAGACTAGATAATGTAACTGGTGAGAAGGTTGTCCTTGACAGCGATATCGGTGACATTGATTATGTAAAAGGTGAGTTAAAGATGTATGCCTTAACAATCATTAAAGGTAGTTTCTTTGATAATCGTATTTCACTAAGAGTAAGACCACTATCAAACGACATCAAGGCAATGCGTGAGGTATACCTTGACGTTGATGTTCCTAATTCATCCTTCACTGCATACAAAGAGTAAGTAAATGGTTGCTGTAAAAACAAAGAGAATATCTACTCTGATAGAGACACAGCTCCCTGAGTTCATTAGTACAGAATACGAACTTTTTAGTAAGTTTGTAACAAAGTATTATGAAGCACAGGAGTTGCAGGGTGGTACTTTAGATATTATCAACAATATTCAAAAATATGCGGACATTGACTATTATGAAAAGAACTTACTTAGACAGCATGATACTTTGGATGTTAGTATCACTAATACTAGCGACACAATTGTATTACAAGATGCAACGAGTTTTCCAGAGAAAGACGGATATATTAGAATAGATGACGAGATAATATTTTACGCAACTAGAACAGATACCACATTACAAGGTTGTTCTAGAGGTGTTAGTGGTAATACAAAAATTGGTGATCTATACAGTAAAAGTAATTTTGTAAGTACAACTGCTGCAGCACATAATTCTGGTCAAACAGTTTATAATATTAGTAATCTTTTTCTCTATGCATTAGTTAAGAATTTTGAGAAGCAGTATCTAGGTTCATTTCCTGAGAAATATCTTAGAGGTAGTGTTGATAAAAGAACCTTAATAAAGAACATACAGAATTTCTATAAAGCAAAGGGAACTGATAGTTCTGTTAAGTTTGTTTTTAATAGTATTATTGATAAGGACTTTGATCCTCTTGATCGTACTAACTTAGCACAGTTTGAGTGGTTTATAAAATCTGAGTTTGATAACATTGCTATAGATGTTACAAGTCCAAATGGTCAATTCTTAGTTGGTGATGTAATCAAAACTACTACTGCTAGTGGTGAGATTGCTAAGATTGTTAGAAATGATCAAAATGTAATTACAAGAGTATATCTAAGACAAGTATCCAGTACTTTTTCTCTTGGAGATAGTGTTACTGGTACTACAGGATCAACATTTACTGCTAGTACAGTATATACATTCCCTAATGGTATTTTCTATATTAACTTTGGTAAGTTACCACAATTATTTGGAGATTTTGAGTATGGCAAATATTATTTTGCACCAGAAGGAATAAGGATCTTTCAAAACTGGCAAATTATATGGAATCAATCTGACCCTTCTAACTTACCGATGCCTATCCATCCAGATGGTCATCCTATGAAGTTTAGTACCACTAGAGAAGGTACATTACTTGGTGGTCAGTTATATTACAATAGCAAACCTGTTCTTGGTGTTAAGACAAACTATGATAATGAGTTCCAACCAGAATTCATGATGAATGTTGATGAGTCTAACAAAATTTATTATTATTGTGCTTATCATCGTTATATGTCAGGTCTTGACGGTGATGAAGGTTACATGGAGTTGGTTGCTAATACAAGACCAAGAAAAATTGTACAACCTGAGGTATACAAACCAAGAGACTTTACATACAAAGCATCTAATGCAGATTGGATAAATGTATATGCACTTAAGTGTAAAGTTATATCTGGTGATGTAAAAAGTTTAGTAGGAAAGAAAATAGTTCAACCTGATACAGATGAGTATGACTATGCAGATGCTGTTGTAGACAATGTATATGCAGATGGAACTAGAGATGATGAGGTAATCTATAACATAGTTTTAGCACCAGAGACAGTTAATGGTGTATTTGGTGTCTCAACTAAGACTCAACTTGAGAAAGTATTAACAGGCACTAAGTCTAAAGGAGATAGGATTGATGTATTCTCTACTACTGGTTGGGATAATACAGGATCAGTATTGATTGGTGATGAGACAATTACATTTAGTGATAAGACTGTAGGTCAATTTATTATTGATAATAGATTAGCACAGACTGCTGTACAACATGACGTTGGTACACCAGTATACAAACCAGTCACAATATCAGGATCCAATGTCACACTGTTGACAATGGGTATTGTTTATAATTTACAACCATCAGATCCACAACCATATTCTTTTGTAGGAGATAAGATACAAGTATCTAATCCTGGTTTTGAAACTTCTGATTCTAAAATTGTAAACGTAGGTACAAACCAGACTAGATGGATATTAGGAACTGGTGCAGCAGTTAATGTTCCTACATTATCTGCAGTTGCTACATCATTAGATCAAGTACCAACAAATGTATCTGCTATACTTGCAGATGATCAGTATTATTACATTGCTAGTTCTAGTTTCCCATCACATAAAATTTTAGATGGTTCTACTGTAACACAAACAGTATTGGATCAGAAACTTCTTCGTATTATTAGAAAGCAAGCAACTAGAACTACAGAAACATATCCTACACCTAAGAGAGATATTGGTATTGGATTGAATGGTGTTCCTTTCTATGGTTACAAAGATGCAGAAAGTATTAGATATGGTAAGTTAGAACAAATCAAGGTTGATCTTCGTGGAACTGGATATGTAAGACCTCCATTTGTATTGATTGATCAAGTACCTAATAAAGCAAGAGCAATATTAGCAGGACAAGTTGTAGAAAGTATAAGTGTAGATACTGCTGATGTATTTCCTAGAACTCCAGATATATTAATTACATCTGGTAGAAATGCTGCTGTTCGTGCTGTAGTAACTGGTGGTAAAGTTACAAGTTTAATACTTGATAATCCTGGTGAGTTTTATTCTTCTCCTCCACAAATTGTAATTAGAGATAATGCTGGTAGAGGTAGATTTGCCGAGTTTGAAGCAGTTGTTAATACTGATGGACAGATTACTGGATTTAATAAGATTGCAGAGGGTAATTTCTATAATCAGAATACTGTAATAGTTGACGTAGTTCCAGTGGGTAGTGGTGCAACTGGTATACCTCTTCTTAAAGAATGGAATTTTAACAGATATAAAAAATTAGAGTCTAAACTAGACACAGAAAATGGTTATGTATTTGATAACTACAATAACGTATTAGAATATGGTTATGGTTATGCTGCAAACCCGAAAGCACTTCGTGTTTCTCTCAGTGATAACCTAAACAGTGCTGGAACAGAACCAGCATCTAAATCACACTCACCTATTATTGGGTTTGCTTATGATGGTAACCCAATCTATGGTGCGTTTGGTTATCAAGATCCTTTAGATTCTACGTCATCTATTATTAGAATGACATCTAGTTATTCTATCAATGGTAATCGTTCTGAAGGACCTGATTTGACAACCTATCCTATTGGAACTTTTGTCAATGATTACACCTATACCCACAAAAGTGGCACACTAGATGAAAACAATGG